GCCGGCGAGACCATTAGAGACCAGGCGCCACGCGCCCACCACCGCGCCGGCGACCGCCGGCCCCACAATGCAACCCGCGACGACCGCCAGGACCGCCCTAGCGCCCATAGGGACCGCCGCGAGACCATCCGACAGCGTATTACCCACCGCGCCCGCACATATCGCCGACAGCGCCGGCGACCGCCACCGCGCCGGCATCCATACGCGGTCCAGGCTAACGCCGGCGACCATTGCCAGTACCAGGACCGCGTTATCCACGATCCCGAACCAGACCAGACCACTAGCGCCCATCATGCGACCGACCGAACGAAACCGTGAGAATCGGCCGCGGTCGCCCCATTAGCGGGCCGCTTAAACCGTAGACCAACGATTACACCTAGTTCCGATCCCAGGGTTCGGTCGTCTGAGAGATCCCCGTCGACCACCGGTCGACCGAATAGGACCGCGGGCAACGGTGCACCCTTAGGAAGGTCTAGCGCCACCGCGACCGATCCGAAGTGATCGACCTTGCCGCGGATAGTTTCGTCGTCGTCACGTTCCGAAACGCTACCAACTAGCCGGTACCCTGGCAGGCTAGAACGCTTGCGAATTGGCGCCTTGGTATAGTCGTAAAGAGTGACGCCTGGAATACTCATTAGTCCAGGCGCTATTAGTTCCCAACGTAGATCAGAAACGATATTAGGACGAAAGTTTATCGGCCCATCTAGCCGAACCCGCGTCCGTATTTCGTCTGCCATTCTGGCAATAAATCCCGCGGGATGAGCTGCCAGGAGCCGCGTGCGCCATTCCCTGGCCCTAGTCACACTGTCATAGCGTCCGTTGCCACTAGTGGACAAGCATACGGACCTGCATCCAGGCGTCGACCACGGGCAAGTATTCCATTTGCCACTCGTCGCGGCCGGCGACAGTGACAAACCATACGAAGGCCGATCACTTTTCCCCAGCTTGTCATTATCGGTAGTGATCAACGGCGCCGCGCAACGCTTGAATCCCTGCGCAGCGCGGTAGTCGCCCATCACCGCGTCAAAAGCGCGGGAAGCCTCCCGCGACATAGGCGCTACCGAGAATCCTCCCGACGGCGCCGACGCGACCAGGTGACGATCCAGGGAACGTACCGCGGTCATCGCCGCCGCCCATCATCATCATGGCAATCGCACACCGTGAAGCATGTCGAAACCCCGTATTCGTTCGACAGAATCGCGCATTCATTTTCCAGGGCCATGTCATAGGCACCTTCAACCGCGTCGTCGTCGTAGTCTGGTTCCTCGTCGTGATCGCACAGGTAGGCGTCAAGCTGGATGCATGATCGCCATTCCTCCCGCAGGTCGGCGACAGTCGACGCCGACCAGTCGCGGCCGGCGTGCTCGCCATCATGATCATGCAGGTGCAGTAGTAGCGCCCGATATGTGATCCGTTCGTTATCCATGCCTACCCTTCCAGTCTGCCGGCGCGGTCGCCGGCGCCACGTCATCATGACAGCTTGTCGACAGACTGTCAACATCCGATACCGCGGACCGCCCACAACTAGACGCTCGGGAGCTTTTCTAGACGTAAGGGTTACGCGTCGCCGGCGAGCGTTCGGCGCCCATCGCCGGCGCCTGGCAGACGATAGGACGACCGGCCAGGGCGACCAGGACGGCCAGGACGACGGATCCGACCTAGAACGTCTGCCTATCCCCGATCGAACGCATGTTCTGGCGGCCGCGTGCATAATGGGCGCATATCAGGCATCCGATAGGGGAGGGGACAGGCCAGGCCCCGCCATTCCGCGGAATCCTTGTCAAGATAATGTCTATTATCTTTACAACGGGGCAGGATCAGCAGTCAGCCGGCCTCGGCCGTGCAGGCGCAGGCGCCGGCGCACCAGGCGCTCGAGCGATCAAGAGTTCGGCCGACCACCCCCCGAGGGGGGGCGGGGGGTTCGTGTACCTATATGTATAGATAACTAGAGACAGTGCGTGCTCATCCTGGAAGTCGTTGACGATGGGTCAACATTCCTGTACATGCATGCCACCTGTGGGCAGCATTTACATCTGATGACACCCCGCCGTTGTTGGGGTGTCTTCTGATATCTGATATCTGATATCTGATGCCCCCCTCAGTGATGTGTTCGTGCTGTCCCACATGGGACGTGTCGGGTTTGTAGTGGAGGTGTTGGCATGCCGCAGAATGCTGGTGGTCGTGGTTGGTTGGTGGGTGCGTCTGGGGAGCGTGAGATGCCTGGTCTTTGGGCGGAGTTGTTGGAGTGGTTGCTTTTGGGGCCTGAGCGGAGTCCGCGTACTCAGAAGGAGTGGGCGGATGGTCGCGATATTCATGTTGATTCGTTGCGGCGCATTAAGCGTGATCCGAGGTTTGTGAAGGAGTGGGATCGTCGGTGTGCTGAGTTGAATATTCATCCTGAGCGGACTCAGTCTGTGATTGATTCGTTGTTTCGTCAGGCGGCTGATGGGGATGTGAAGGCTGCTTCTCTGTATTTGCAGTACATCGATAAGTTCACGCCGAAGCGGCGTGTCGTTGTTGATGATGAGCGTGCTGCTTCTGGTTTGTCGGATTTGGAGCTGGCTGATGAGTTGGAGGCTTTGGTCGTTGAGTTTCGTGATGTCGGTGCGGAGGTTGAGGTGGAGAGCGTTGAGGGTTAGTCGGGCTGGGCGGATGCGTTTGTTGCGGGAACGCAGGTCGTGGGAGCGTGCTAAGGTGCGTCGTGAGGTGTTTGCGATGCACGCTGAGGGGTTGCGGTGCCATGTCGGGTCGTGTTGTGTGGGGTGGCTGTGAGTCCGTTTGATGGTAATGAGCTTCTTGAGTGGCGTGAGGAGGCGTTTGGTGAGCACCCGATTTTGGGTCCGTGGGGTGATCCGTTTCATGGCCCTGAGTCTGACGTGGTGTTGGAGTGTGGTGTTGAGACTCCTGAGTCGTGTGAGGCGTGCGGGTGAGGGTGTGGGTGGCGTGTGTCTCGGTGACCGTCCTGTTCGCGTTTATTGCCTTCATGGTTTGGGGTTTGGGTCGGACGTTACAGTCGTTGTTCGAGTAGATGAAAGTTTGGATCGACCAGGATCTTTGTACTGGTGACGGGATTTGTGCAGAGATTTGCCCGTCGGTGTTTCAAATGCATGATGACGGTTTGGCTTACGTTAAGGAAGCGGAGTGGAAGTCGATTGCTGGCCCTGATGTATCTAAGGGGGAGCCGTTGTTGAAGATGGCTTCGGGTCTTGCGGTGATTCCTGAGGGGGATTTGGATGCTGTGATTGAGTCTGCTGAGGAGTGCCCTGGGGAATGCATTTTCATTGAGGTGGGTTGATGTCTGACGTGTGCTGGCAGTACAGGAAGGGTTCGCCGCGTCGCGGTGAGCATGCTTGGAGGGGATGGGAGTCTCGTACGGCTCCGTCGTGGTGGTCGTGGGAAGAGTGCCGGCATTGCGGTCGGATGCGTAATGTCTCGCCTCGGTGAGCTTCGCCAGGAGGCGGAGTGGCGTAAGTGTGTTCGTAGTGAAAAGTATTTCCTTGAGCATTACTGGTATATAGCTCATCCTGCTGAGGGGCGCATTTTGTTCAAGTTGCGGTCTGCTCAGGCGGAGGCTTTGGAGCATTGGGGGGAGAACCGGTATTCGTTGTCGTTGAAGGCCCGTCAGATTGGGTGGACGACTTTGGTTGCCGCCCACCAGTTTTGGTTGGCGTTCTTTACACCTGATCAGAACATTATTGATTTGTCTCGCACTGAGCGTGAATCAGTATTGTTGTTGCGTAAGTCTAAGTACGGGTTTTCCCACATGCCGAAATGGATGGTGGAGCGTGGCCCGAAGCAACTCATTGAGCATCAGCAGAAAATGGGGTTCGCTAATGGTAGCCAGATTACTTCGATGCCTTCAGCATCCGATCCTGCCAGGGGTGAGTCAGCTACGCTGGTTGTCGTTGATGAGTGGGCGTTCCTTCCCAACGCTGAGGAAGCCTGGGCGTCTATAGAACCTGTCGCTGATGTTGGTGGACGCATCATCGGTTTGTCGACCGCTAATGGTTCAGGGAACTTTTTTCACGAACTGTGGGTAGGTGCGACGACTGGTGCCAACAAGTTTGAATCAATGTTTTTTCCTTGGTCAGCGACTGAGGATCGTGGACCGGCCTGGTATGAAGAGAAGAAGCAGTCGATGCTGCCTTGGCAGCTCGCCCAGGAGTATCCGACGACACCTGAGGAAGCATTCGTTAAGTCAGGTAACCCTGTGTTTGATTTAGATTTGTTGGAGGAAATGAAACGCCATGTCCGGTTTGGGGAGTCGGGGTATTTGCATAAGGTTTCGGCCAGGTCTGTGGAGTTCAGGTCATGAGTCTTGAAATATGGGTTCGTCCGCACGCCCAGCATGGTTATGTGATGGGGGTGGATACTGCTGAGGGTTTGGGTCATGGCGATTATTCGTGTGCCCATGTTTTGGATTTGAACACGGGGGAGCTGGTTGCGTCGTGGCATGGGCATATTCCGCCTGATGCGTTGGCTGATGAGGTGTTGTCTTTGGGGCTTTGGTATCGGG